AGCAAATTGAACTAACACATGATGTGTCAGTGCCAACATTGCCCATGAGGCGTACGCGCCCATCGGTTGTCCAACAGCGTAGGTGAAGGCCCGTGCCTTACCCCCTTCTCTTTTCTCAAAGAAGTAGGGATATACATTACACACGGAGGAGGTTTTCATTATACCTTTCACTCTCTTACTCAGAAGTGCCAGTGGGCGCTCCTGGTCAAATGTCCCATCACATGGAATATTTCGTAAGAAACTAAAGAGGACATTATGAAGAGGGTTCAAGAGAACTTGTACCCAATAGGTTGCCATTGCAACTATTCTCACCTTCCCCGCGGATTCGTATATAGCATGGAGGCGCCCAAGCATGTTAGGATTCTTAACACCTAGTATGTTTACTGGGTTACCGTAGCTATAGCTCTCGGCAAGAGGGCGAGGCCCCCATTTGTTAATCTCATTGAGTAACCAGGTATCTCCGATTGAGGTACAATAGGTCTCCAAGGCTGAAAACCAAGGAGAACCTGCTTGTTTCTTTCGGTAGATCACTTGGGCATCTGCATGGCTTAATTGTAAGGCGGTAGACACTCCTTCTATCCTATTAGGACCAGATGAGGTGATTGCTAGAGGCCTAGGAATTAGGTCCTCATTAGCGACCACCCAGGGCTTCTTAAAGAAGTAACCTGAGTGTTTTACCAGGGTCTTATAATATTCTTTAAAGTCTGCTAGGAACACCTCATTAAGGGTCTTACCTGGATCCGTTATGCTCCTGAAAGAGGGTTTCCCACTACAGGGTATAACCCGATATACGGCGAACAAAGTCAACCATAACCGGATTATCATCCTATCACCAGATAGGATGGCAGAACGGTGAGGCGCTGGAATGATGCGGGGTAAACCCCGTCTCAGACCAACAATGGCTCCAAGGCTGCGTACCGGAGTACGAGGTCCACTAGCAGAGACTTGCATGGTAATGATGTAGCATACTTTCAAGTATCTCACGAGGCTATGGGAACCACCTCGAAATTTACTTATCCATCCGATAAAACGGCGTATATACCTCTCAATGACAACGCAAAACCTAGGCCCGACAACTAGCCTGGATAACCTCATAAAGGCCCAGACTAGTTGCCCCCGAGGGTTTCCCCTCAG